CCCCAGCCTCTGTAACGGCTCCAGTACCCTCTCCTGCCTCAAACGACGATACATAGACAATTGTATTCGCAGAAGCATTTGTGCTGTCTAAGGCTTCTCTGCTGCCCAGAATAGAGACTAAATCGGTCTGTCCAGCGGCTGCGGCTGTTGTACTTGAACCAAGAGCCATGTGAGTCATTACGCCAGGACTAGCTGCTGCCATGCGCGAGCAAATAAAGGTCAGTCCAGCCGTCACAACAAGATTGTTGATCTCTCTAGTGTCTTTGATGTTACCGTCTTTATCTTTAAGAACAAGTGCAACATCACCGCGTAGTTTTAAGTTATCGTTAATCATTATTATCTCCAAAAGAAACCACCTGAATTGGCGGTCTGTGTAAGTTAAGGGTTAAAAGGTTCCAGAATATCCAACATAATCAGACTCAAAGTAGTTAAAGGCGCAATATCCCTGCCC